GAGGGCTCGTGCTCTCCCTTCCCGGATTGAATGCGGTCATCTTCGTTCCGCTATCCGGTCCTGCTTCGATGAACTTAGCGAAGTAGAGGAACTTTCGGTCAAAACGACCCAAAAGCTTGAAAACAGTTTTTGCCAGTGGTGTGAAAATGCCACTGGTCAGGCGAAAGTAGACAAATGGAAAGAAGAGAGGTTCCAGGACATCGAGGTGAATGAAGATCACCTGTCCAAATTCGCAGCCCAGTTTGGCAGGAATGTCGACTGCGGTTGGAACCGAGGAAAGTACCCGTATATCCCGAACGGGCACGCTTGCATGGGAACGACGAGGCGAGAGGGGGGGACGTGGGTCCCGGGGGAGTTTAGTGAGGACTGTGAGGTCCAATCTATCGTCTCCGCGGGGAAACCCAGGATTGTTACGCTTTTTTCGGAAAGAAACAATCAAATTCTCCACCCCCTTCATCGTTCTCTCTATTGCAGCCTCAAAAAGAAGGGATGGCTTCTTGTGGGTAGCCCGACCCATGAGTTAGTCTCCTCGTTGAACGGTGGCGCATATATCAGTGTGGATTATTCATCCGCTACTGACATGATTAAATCTGCATATGTGCGAGCCGCCGTCGAGGTATTAATCGACAAAGGAGATGGGTTAAATGAGGACGAGGTGGCAGCACTTCGTGTACTCGGTCGCTTGCGCGTTGACGGAAAGCAGGTGACCAGGGGTCAACCAATGGGAAGTTTGATGAGCTTCCCGTTACTTTGTCTTATAAATAAGACGGTTGTCGACCTAGCTCACAACGATCTTCTGATCGAGGGGAAACTCGGTGCCGAGGAGTGGCGCCTTCATCGTTGTCTCATCAACGGCGATGACTTGTTGATCCGGGATTTGTCAGTCCCGGGGCTGTTGTCTGGTATGATGCACCACGGCTCGGAAGTGGGGCTCATCGTAAACAAAGAAAAGACAATGGTAGATGCCGAGAAGGGAGAAATAAACTCCACCCTGTTCGTTAACGGTATCGAACAAAAGAAAATAAATTGTGGAGCCCTGTTTATGGGGCGTGATGTCGAAGACGTGATCGGTTTTGCCGACCGATCATCTGTGTCTATCGACGGATTCATGTATCTTGTGAGGAGGCACAAGAACCTGTTGGCGAAGGCCAGCAACAAGATACAAAGTCCCCTTTCGCATCGCAGGTTTAACGCACTTGTGAGGTGTAAGGAGGTCCGTCGAGCATTATGCTCTGTACCAACCAGCGGTACCAGATCCACCAATCCCTTCGACGTAGTAACCAAGCCTGTAGGTTACGATCTGTCTCGCGACGAAGAGATTGTTCTCATAGACGATAGGGTCAACAGGCTCCGTAAAGACGGGTACATTCCTATCAAATGTACTCGGCCGCTTATTACGGAGGAGTGCCGCATCTCGTTGCGTGCTGCGCTCAGGAGAAAGAAACCATCCGATGAGGTTACCCTCAAAGTCCTCGTTCGCGGATGGGAGTTGAAGACAAAAGAACAAATGAAAATTGAGGATTCCCCAGTGTACAATGTGCCGTACGAGCATGTATGCGATGAATGTGCTAGCAG